GTGGCGATGTCTGTGCCTGACTACGAGCTGATGGCTTACAACATGCAAGAACTAAAAAGATATATAAACGAGCTAAAAGAAGTGGTAGTTTATTACCGCATGGTAACTACAAAATAGGAGAACACATGAAAACCTCAGCAGAAGGCAAGGCTTTGATAAAAAAATTTGAAGGTTGCGAACTTGAAAGTTATTTGTGTCCAGCGGGTGTTTGGACAGTTGGTTATGGCACAACTAAAAACGTGGTCGAGGGCATGACCATAACACAGGACATGGCAGAAGAAATGCTTGATAAAGATTTATTAGAGTTTGAAGAATACGTCGACAAATTAGTAGAAGTACCGTTAGATCAATCACAATACGATGCGTTGGTTGCATGGACTTACAATCTAGGACCAACCAACCTTAAATCATCCACCATGTTAAAAGTTTTAAACGATAACAACTACGATGAAGTACCGGCACAAATGCGTCGATGGAATAAATCTAACGGCGAGGTTTTAACCGGTTTAGTTCGCAGAAGAGAGGCAGAATCTTTGTTGTTTCAAGGTAAGGAATGGCACGAAGTTTAACGATATGTAATACTACCGCTAGGCGATTTACGCTTAGAGTTAGGTGGTTATTACGTCACTACCTAATCACCTAGCTCGACCATGAGTGATATATCATTTAAGGATTTTGACATACTCTCTGAACAAGATAAGGCAGAGGCCTTAGCGCTGTTAAACCGTTACGATCAACTAGAAAAACAAGACAGTTGCCAAACCGATTTTATGTCTTTTGTAAAACACATGTGGCCTGATTTTATAGAGGGTCGACACCACAAAATAATTGCAGAAAAATTTAACAAAATAGCAGAAGGTAAATGCAAAAGACTTATTGTGTGTTTGCCACCTAGACACTCTAAATCAGAGTTTGCGTCAACTTTTTTTCCTGCTTGGATGATGGGCAAAAAAGGCAATCTTAAAATAATTCAAACCACACACACCGCAGAGTTAGCTGTGCGATTCGGTCGTAGAGTAAGAAACATTATAGACAGTGAAGATTACCAACACATATTCCCTGATTTGAAACTCCAAGCCGATAACAAATCTGCGGGACGCTGGACTACCAATAAAGACGGAGAAAGTTTTTATGCAGGTGTAGGCGGAGCAATAACCGGTCGTGGTGCAGATTTACTAATTATTGACGATCCACACTCAGAACAAGATGCTTTGTCACCGAAAGCGATGGAATCGGCTTACGAATGGTATACGTCAGGACCTAGACAGCGTTTACAACCTGGTGGAATTATTGTGATAGTAATGACCCGTTGGAGCACCAAAGATTTGGTAGGTAACGTATTAAAAAAACAATCAGATGAGTTTGCCGACCAATGGGAGGTCATAGAGTTTCCGGCGATTATGCCTGAATCCGAAGATCCTTTGTGGCCAGAGTTTTGGAAAAAAGACGAATTACTAAGCGTAAAAGCATCGTTACCCATATCTAAATGGAACTCACAATGGATGCAGGATCCAACGGCAGAGGAAGGATCTATTGTAAAACGTGAATGGTGGAACAGGTGGGAAGATGCCGACGTGCCCTCCTATTCTTATGTAATACAAAGTTACGATACCGCCTTTTCTAAAAAAGACACGGCAGATTACTCAGCGATAACCACTTGGGCCATATTTAATCGTGGCGATGAAAACGCCGATGAAATAATTTTATTAGACGCAAAAAGAGTCAGATGTGACTTTCCAGAGTTAAAAAAATTAGCTTTGGAAGAATACCGTTATTGGGAACCTGATTGTGTTTTGATAGAGGCTAAAGCGTCGGGTACACCTTTGACACAAGAACTACGCAGAATGGGTATACCGGTTACATCTTATGCACCGAGCAGAGGACAAGACAAAGTAGCACGGATGAACAGCGTTGCGCCCATATTTGAGTCCGGCATGGTATGGGCACCAGAACACGACTTTGCAGATGAGGTCATAGAAGAAATGGCATCGTTTCCTTTCGGCGATTATGACGACTATTGCGATAGTGCTACAATGGCTCTCATGCGATTTAGGCAGGGAGGTTTTATATCTTTACATGAGGATTATCAGGACGAAGTGAAACTTTTAAAATCAGATAGGACGGTTTACTATTGAAAATATTTTTAACTAAATTTGTGCATGACGGCAGAGATTATTGTGGCCCAGATATACACGCAGATACGTTGGAAGAGGCTGAACTCATAGCAGAATACAGCGGTTTATGGGTAGAGGGCGAACTGACTGATTTAATAGGCATTGATATAGAAACCAGACCAAGAGTGTTACACTAATTTATTATGGCGATTGATAAAGCACTAGGCACAGAAGACAACCCAGATATAAAACAAATGGGATCTGCGGTTGAGGTTATGCCAGACACAACCAGAGAAGATCAGATTAGACAAGCTGCTGAAATTTTAGTGGATCAAGAACAAGTATTAATTGACGCAGAAATAACGCCAGACATACCACAAATCGGATTCAACATAAATTTAGCAGAAGTTTTGGGCGACGATGTGTTGGCCAGCATAGCAAGCGATCTTCTAAGCTCTATCAAGGGCGACAAACAATCTAGGAGCGAATGGGAAAAAACCTATACAGATGGCCTTAAATATTTAGGCATGAAGTTTGACGATGCTAGATCGCAACCGTTTGAAGGATCTTCCGGTGTAATACACCCTATCTTGGCTGAGGCTGTTACACAGTTTCAAGCACAAGCCTATAAAGAAATGTTACCCGCCAAAGGGCCCGTAAAAACAGAAATAGTGGGAGCTCGCACAGTAGAAATAGAAAACCAAGCAGAAAGGGTCCAAGAGTTTATGAACTATTACATTATGAATGTAATGGAAGAATACGATCCTGAGTTGGATCAAATGTTGTTTTACTTACCGCTCGCTGGTTCTGCTTTTAAGAAGGTTTACTTTGATGTGGTATTAAATAGAGCCATATCTAAATTTATACCACCAGAAGATCTTATCGTGCCTTACGAGGCTGCTGATATTAGCTCTGCGGAAAGGATTACCCATGTTATTAACATGTCTTCCAATGAAATTAAAAAACAACAACTTTCTGGTTTTTATGCAAACGTAGACATAGGATCCGATGGTTATGCAGAGGACATGTCGGAGGTCGAAGAGGCTATAGACGAAATACAAGGGATGTCTCCCTCTTACAAAGAAAACAGAAACAGAACCGTATACGAGGTACATACTGTTTTAGATATAGAAGGTTTTGAAGATGTTGACGCAACAGGTAATCCAACAGGGCTAAAACTACCTTACATTGTAACAATCGAAGATAGCTCAGAAAAAGTTTTGAGTATCAGACGCAACTACAACGAGACAGATCCACTAAAAAATAAAATAAATTATTTTGTGCAATACAAGTTTATGCCTGGTCTTGGATTTTATGGCTTAGGTCTTTCGCACATGATCGGTGGCTTATCCAAAGCATCAACGTCTATTTTGCGACAACTGATAGACGCAGGAACTTTGGCAAACTTACCAGCTGGTTTTAAAGCTAGAGGTATGCGTATTCGTGATGAAGATGATCCATTACAACCTGGTGAATTTAGAGACATAGATACGACAGGTGGATCGTTAAGAGAAAACTTAATACCTTTACCTATAAAAGAACCAAGCAACGTATTAATGCAGTTACTAGGCTTACTCGTAGACTCAGGTAAGCGTTTTGCAGCCATAGCGGACATGAACGTAGGTGACATGAACGCGGCTATGCCTGTAGGTACCACGGTGGCCCTCCTAGAACGTGGTACCAAGGTTATGAGCGCAATCCACAAAAGACTGCATTATTCACAAAAACTAGAGTTTAATTTGTTGGCTAAGGTGTTTGGTGAGTCTTTACCGCCTATCTACAACTACGCGATAGGCACAGGATCTAACGAAGTTAAACAACAAGACTTTGATGATCGTGTCGACATCATACCGGTTTCAGATCCTAATATTTTCTCACAAAGTCAAAGAGTTACCTTGGCACAAGAGCTTTTACAGATGGTACAGTCAAACCCACAAGTGCACGGGCCTATGGGTATCTACGAGGCTTACCGAAGAATGTATGCGGCGTTAGGCGTGGATAACGTAGAGGCGTTGTTACAACCACCGCCCGATATGACGCCACAACCGGTCGAGGCAGGATTAGAAAACGCTGGTTTATTGTTAGGACAACCTGCACAAGCTTTTCCAGAACAGAACCATCAAGCACATATAGACACTCACAGAAGTTTATTTTTTACCGATTTAGTAAAAGAAAGTCCGCAAGTACAAGCTCTGATAATTTCACATTGTATGCAGCATTTACAATTCTTGGCCGCACAATTAGCTCAAGAACAGATGCCACCAGAAATGCAACAAAGGATTGCAGAAATACAGTCGGTCATACAGCAAGTTAGTCCAGAAGAGGCAGCTGCAATCATGCAACAAATCAAAGTAATCAACGAACAATACAGCTCTGCAATCATGGCCCAACTAGCAAACGACTTCTTACAATCTATAGGTATGAGCGGTGGTGGCGATCCATTGGTTGATATTAGACAGAAAGAATTAGAGCTCAGGGACAAAGAACTAGATATAGAAACACAGCAATTTGAAAGCAAACAAAACCAAAGAGCAGAAGAAAAACTATTAGATGCAAACTTACAAATGCAAAGATTGGAAACGCAAAAACAAATAGCAGACGATAAATTAGAAGTGGCTATAGATAGATTAAAAACCAACACAGATTTAAAACTGTTAGAATTAGAAAACAAAATTAAGGGGATATTATGACAACATCTTATAAATTAGAGGCCGTAAAAGCTCTAAAAGCGCAAAAAAAAGAGGCTAGAGCTCAAGAAGAGTTAGAGTTGAAAGCAGCAAGAGAGGCGGCCGAAAAAAGAGATCAAGCTAATGCCGAAAGGATTGCTAAGAAAATGGCTAGGATTGAGGCTGGTTTGCCGGTAGAAGATCCGGTTGTGGAAACTAAAGCAGAAGAAAAACCTGTGAAAAAGACTGCAACCAAAAAAACTACTACAAAAAAGGCAGAAACAAAAGCAGCACCAAAGAAAAGAGGTAGGCCAAAAAAAAGTAGTTGATGGATATATCTTTAATCGACCAAATCAAAAAAAAGATTGAACTTAGGGAATCTCAGATACAAGAAACCTTAATGTCGGGTAGTTTAAAAGATATGGAACATTATAAATATTTGCAAGGGGAACTTAATGCTTTATACTTTATTGCAAATGAGATTAGTGATTTAGCAAAAGAACTTTAATGTCAAAAATAATTAACCCAAACGCAGCAACAAAAGTAGCAGAGGCTTATGTAGAGCCTAGCGAAAGAGTCTTAGATCCAGAAAAATTGGATGCCTCAATACTTGAGCGTATGCCACAACCCACAGGTTGGCGTTTATTGGTTTTGCCCTACGCCGGCAAAGTAAAAACAAAAGGCGGAATAGTCTTAGCTAAAGAAACTAAAGACCGTGAGGCACTAGCAACAGTAGTAGCTTATGTAGTCAAGATGGGACCACAATGTTATAACGATACAGCTAGGTTTGGAGATAAACCGTGGTGTGAAGAAAAACAATGGGTTTTAATAGGGCGCTACTCTGGCTCTAGGTTTAAACTTGAGGAAGGTGCAGAAGTAAGAATCATCAACGATGATGAAGTGATAGCCACAATTCTCGATCCAGATGATATAGTAAGCTTATGACAGTCGAAAACGATGACAACATAACTCAGCCAGAGGTTGAGGAGATTGAAATAGAAGTTGCTGATACCGATGCTACGGAAGAAGTAACTGCCTCTAATGATGAAGAATTAGAGAATTACACCAAAAATGTTTCTAAAAGGATAAATAAACTTAACGCTAGAAACAGAGAAACAGAAGAAAGAGCAGCACT